GACCGTGGAGATGGACGACTTGGCATACCTATCTGTCGGCAAGGCACTCAATACTAAGACATCCGTAGACGTTGGCTCGATAATCAGAGTCAAGGTCGATGAGGTCAGGAGATCGAAGGACTCGTTCTCTCTCTACTCTGCCAAGGTCATAGAGATACCCGAAGTCAAGGAATCCGATAAACTACAGACACTACAGATACTATCTGAGGATGCGAAGAAGTCCCTGATACAGGAGTCAAAGGACTACACTGTAAGACTAGAGGGACTGAAGAAGGCAATCGTCACTGATGGAGTTCATGGTGAGGCGGAGGTTATCATCAAGTCAGACCTAGAGGGCTTTCAGATATACGGGTTTCAAGGTGATAACCTGATGGCTAAGAATGCCTTGTATGACATAGACATATGGAAGGAGGAACTGTCTCACCTCATTAAGACGATAAGGTCAGAGTTGAGGATGTCCATCTACCAATACCTGAAGGATCAGGGCAAGCCCATGCCATACAAGGACGTATTGGATTTCGTAAAGGACAAGCATGAGGACAAGTTCGAGGGCTATGTCTTCGATGGTGATCAGAATAAGTTCAAGAAGTGGTTGATGAACCAAGAGCATATTGTCTACAACAAGGCGAATGACACCTTTGAGGACAATGAAGAGATGATAGTGAAGGATGCCAGTCAGAAGACAGGTAAGTTCGTAGTCAACAAGAGGGAGGACAACAACCTAGACTTGGTGTTGATGTACGAGAAAGACAGGTACATCTGGACAATAGACATCGATGACATCGAGGATGTGTTCAATCTATTCGGCAAGTCCAACAAGTTCCCTGCTGAGATAGCGACTAATTCACAAGGTGGGACCAAACTCGATGAGGGAGAGGTGATCTTCGGTGTACAGAGACATGGCTATCATGAGTACAAGTTAGATGGTGACAAGTTCAAGACCCGCCTACATGCGAGAGTCGTTCCTGTTGATGGTAAGGACACATGGGTTATTTGGACAGGGCTTAAACAAGAGATGCTAGATGACTCAGAGGATGAGGGTCTTATCGACATAACACAAGATAGGAACAAGAAATTGACCCTTTCTAATAAGAATGAACGAGATGCTTAAATAGAAAGAGACTGAATTAGTTCAGCGTGTTGGAGCAACCAATAAGACTAGCCACTCATAACGGTGGTAGTTTCAATATCCTAAAATCAGATAACTTGGTTATTGGTGGGTATGCTTCTATAGAGGTCGTTGACAAGCAGAACGACTTGATTACACTGAAGGCATTGAATGAGGCCGTGAACAAATTCATGGACGACAAGAAGTTCAGGAACGTGATGTCCAATCATTCCAATGTTCAGGTCGGAGAGGTAATCGAGTCATATCGTGACAACAACGGAACTGTACATAAGACACAAGTAGATGATGTCGGTTTCTATGTAGTCATCAAACTAAGGGATGACATAGAGAAGGCCAAGGAAATATCAAGGGGAATCCGAAAGGGAACCCTACGTTCCTTCAGCATCGGTGGTCAAGCACTATCGAAGCAGAAGAGGAACAACGACGAGTTTGGGGAGTACAATGAAATCGACAAACTCGAATTACACGAAGTCACAATTTGTGAGAAGGGTATCAACCCGGAAGCCAAATTTGACGTATTGAAAGAAGACAGAGGTGAAAAATTGACTGAAAAGTTGGAAAAAGCCCTTGCTGAACTCAGTACCCTGATGAAAGAGGTTGATGCCCTTTCAAAAGAGGAAATGGACGAGAAGGCCATGATGGATGAGAAAGCCATGATGGACGAGAAGGCCATGAGTGAGAAAGCAATGGGTGAAGAAGAAGAAAAAGCAGAAGAAGAAGAAATGATGGACATGGAAGCGAAAGCATTGGACGACGACACACCACGCGAGTCGGGAGACGAAGCAGGTGAGGAAGTTGTAGTTGCAGGGCGACCAGCAGCAACACCAGCGGCACTAGGCCCAGTTGCTAAAGGACTTGAGAGCGGTGACTTCACCACTCTTGACCTATCCATCGAGAACGTAGAGAAAGCGTATGAGCAGTACAAAGCCGAGCAATTGGAGAAACTAGCATACGAGTCTCTATCCAAGCAATTCGAGACTCGATTTGCTGAAGAGATGGACATGAAGAAATCTCTTGCTGAGAAAGCAGAATACGACGCACATGCTGAAGTATCCGCACTCAAAGAAGAGTTTGCTGAACTACGCAAGTCTCTAACAGAGAGGAACGATGCAATCGTTAAGGCAGCAGTGCCTTCCCTCCCTGAAGAGGTACTACAGTCCGTTGAGAATATCGCCAACATGTCGTGGGACGACATACACAAAATGGCGGGGAAATACTGAGGTGAAAAGAAATGAGTGGATATATTAGAACAATGAAAGATTTAGAAAGTGCTTCATACGGCCTTACCGGTGCTTCCGGTAATGCTCTATTGAAGAGTCAGGCCGTAGTTGGTGGTCTTGGTACTGCGCACGATGCCGGTACTTCGCTACTTACCGGACTAACTGGTACAGCAGACCTATACAATGTCCTCTATGGACAGAAAGTTTGGTCGATGCTTAACCAAGAGGTTAACGCGCTATCCATGATAGCAAAGAGGCCATACACATCATCAGGATGGAGGGTTCTAAAGAGCCGTCCTCAAGGTGGCAGTGGTTCGTCCTTTAGCGTGACATCCGGCGGAGCAGCAGGTTCAGCATCTCCTGACCCGGCTATCATCGGTGGAGTTGCAGAGAATGCTTCTCTAGGTGGTACTGGTTTCGAGGCTCTTGCTCCTGAGTACGATAAACTGTTTGTTAGCCCAAAAACTGTGGCTCACTTGTTTGAGTTTACAGAACTTGGTATAGAACTTGCCGCTATTGATGACGGTGTAGGTGACATTAGGGCAATTATCCGTGAGGATATGGGTAAGCATCATGCTGAGTCTCAGAACAAGATGCTTCTGATGCCTTTCGAGAACTACGGTGCTGATGCTGGTGACACTTCAACACCTGATGATGACCTAACCGTTAACTACACTTCGCTCTTGAAGATAGTTTCTTCCTCCGATGAGATTGCAGCAATGGCTGCTGCTGACATGATTGGTGGCGGAACCACTGAGAGCGCAATGGGTGAAGAGATGCGAAACATCTTCGGAAAGGACAGAAACACAGCAGGAAACGGATATCTAGACGCTGTTGTTAACTTCGGAAGCAGTTATGCAGCAGGTGACGCAAGGCTACTAACACTAAGCCTACTTAACAGCGTTATCCGTGAAGTACGTGAGAACGGAGGAAACACCAAGGTCATGCTAACTGGATATGACACTGTTCAGGCTATTGGCGACTTACTACAGTCCCAAGAGCGATTCATGGACAGAAGGGAAATCGTACCAACACACAACGGAGTCCGTGGTGTATCGGGTGCAGAGGTCGGCTTCAGGGTCGCTACCTACTACGACATCCCAATCATTCCATGCAAGGATATGACAAAGACGGGACTTGGTTCAAACAAACTCAGCGACATATTGTTGCTAGACACTGACCACCTATGGCTTGCTGTTATGAAACCAACCCAATACTTTGAGGATGGTATCACTAACGGAAACCCATTCGGTGTTGGTAAACTCGGAAACCAAGGAATGTACAGGACAATCGGGGAAACCTGCTGTTCATTCTTCAAGGGACAAGCCAAGATTACGAACCTAAAGAGTGCGTGAGGTGATTAGGCATGGCACATACAGTCACAGTATTAACTGACCACAAAGGCTACTCAGCCTCTAGGGTACAGGGTGACGAGTACGTTGTTGATGCATCTATTGTGGTGACAACTGCCACTTCCGGGGGTGAAGTCGTCTCGGCTTCTTCCCTAGGACTTGGCAGTGTCAACGCAGTGGTGCTAACAGGCAACAGCCTACCTGCAACCTATGATGTCGATGTAGAGGTTTCTGCTGCTGGTGCTTACGAGAGCGCATCGAGTTTTGCCTTGCTGTTTACAGCAATGGATGGGACTAATGCAGCCGCTAGTGGGGACATCACTGACACAACTGTTAGAGTCCGTGTTTACGGGAATCTCTAAATAGAACAACGAAAAGTTTAGTCCTGTCCCTCCTTTTTAGGAGGGGCGGGGCTACAACATAATTGTAGGTGCATTTAGATGGTTAAACTAAAATTGAAGAATAAATCAAGAGATGAGCCTTTAATACTCAGAAGAGGCGGAGTGACATACAGTATAACTTCGTCAGAAGAGGTAGATATGCCTCTAGCATACGCCGTATATGTAATGGGCGATGCAATTTCATATCGATTCAGCGCATCAGATAAGTCTGATTTGCTTGCTGCTACAAATGACCTAGAGCGCATCATTCTAAAATTAGAGGGCGCATCGTCATTGGATGCAGTTGTCACTAGACATTTCCCAAAGAAACTTTCCTCGGTCAAGGCGAAACCCAAACCAAAGCCTGAAGTTAAGGAAGAGCCTGTTGTAGAAAAGAAGGTAGAGCCTGTTGTAGAAGAGGAAAAACCCGCTCCAAAGAAAAGAGGAAGACCCCCTAAGAAGAAGACCGAAGATGCTTCTCCTAAGCCCAAGGCAAAGAAAACTAAGAAAACCACCACCAAGGAGGAATAGGTATGACATGTAATTCCAGTGGTGTAAAAACATCAAGTGCAGTGATATCAAATGACAGGTGCAAACTAGTCAGCGTACACGCATCAGGCTTCAGTAGCACAGGCACAATCAAGATATTCAACAACACCGCAGCAAGCGGAACAGAACTCGTAAGACTATCATTCGATGCATCAAAACAAGTTGCTATGGAATTTGATATGCATGGGGTAATTGCAGATGGGGGGCTTTACTTGGAGATAACTGGCACTGCTGCTGTTTCTGTGGAGTTCGCTTGATATGAGTTATAATACATTTGAAGATGATACTCGTCTCGTCATGACAATCCTATTCGTTGGTGCTGTTAGCGGTGTCAATGTATACTTCTTCGCCACATTCGGTGCGGAGTTCATGAGCATCTACGGACCATACACACTAGCGATTCTATTTGGTGTTCTGACAGTCGGAGGTATAATGATTCTAAAATCACTATTCGACTTAGTTCTAAACGAGTATATCGAAGACTTCCTACTACAGAGAAGCATCAACACCTATTGGGCTAGGAAAGCCAAGGACGAAGAGAATCGCAAGAGGGTCCGTGAGTCTATGAGACAATATGAAGAGTTCAGGTTTAGACCACAACTCCAACAGAATGTTCAGTATGCTGATGAGAACGTGATAAATCCGTCCTTCTTGATGACTGAACAGTGAGAATATGCTAGACCAACTATTGATGGGCATCGATGAATCGACTCTCGCATATGACTTGCAGAGAGCGCATTCAGCAGACCTGATGTTCATGAGGTTCAGATTTTGGTTTTGGGGTTTCGTATCCACGGTATGTGGTTTCCTTGTAGGGCATCTGATAGCCTTATCAGGATTCAATATCTTTTCGGGAGTATGGGAGGGACTGCTAGACTTTTGGCATCATTTGTTCTGAGGTGTTGAAATGTCGTTGATGGCTGGTTTTGCAATCGTTGTTGTAGAAGCAGTTGGTAAACTATACAGCAAACTACACGCAATAAACTTCGGTGTGTATGGAGCGACTCAGGTTGGTAAGACGACACTACATCATCAACTGAGAACGAGAGGTGATGTCCCTACCATAAAGGAAAGAACCGTGGGGCTGAAGAGAGCGACTAGGAAGTATGTCAAGATAGACGGAAATGCGCATACGGTGAAGACGGCAGATGTAGGTGGAGAGACACTATACTGGGGGGAATGGATAAAAGATATGCGAAAACGCCATGTCAGATACGTCATATTCATGATTGATGACAGGCACTTGAGCAAGCACTATGATATCGAGCAGCAGTTATCATGGTCCTTTCTAGTTGATACAATATGCTCTCCATACTGGGACGTAATAAACAAGAAGGGGAAGAAGAAGACATCTGACTATCCAACAGCAGTAGGTATATGGGCGAACAAGTTCGATTTATGGAAAGACAAGTATCAGTACGAGGACATTGACAAGCATCCGATATTCAAGGCATTCGAGGGAGGAATAGAGAAACTTAATGAGAAGGGCATCCCCGTTTTCAAATACATAGTGAGTGCCAAGTCCGATTCAAAGATGGTTTACAGAGGAATATTAACAATGATTGATGATTATTGAGGTGAAAAAATGACTATGCAATTTAACCCACAGAGTTTTATTGACGCAAGAACGACGACTGTAGAGCAGAATGCCTTTCTGCCAAGAGACAAACTGGCTCGCGCTCCGGGCAGTGTGATGAAGTATGACTTCAAAGCAGTGAAGCCCAAGAAGCAAATCAAGGAGATAATCAAAGTCCTGATGCCGGAGAAGAAGAGATTCCTGTTCATGAAGTATGGGCATCTGTTCAACATAAAGGACAGATGCGTTGTCTGTGGCAGTCACAAGGTATGGGAGGTGTCAGACCCATACAGGCCCGGAATACCACTACACAAGGTCAGAAAGGGATATCCAATGAAGGGGACTTACTGTGAAAAACACGCTACGATGTACAAACAATACGAAATGCTAGAGCAGCAGATACTAGCAGATGAGCATGGTTTGAGTTTCAGTTCTTATGTTCCCTCTCCCAAGAAATTAATATCCTCCGGCCCTCTCAAGACATTAAGGATGGAGGACGTACAATCATTATCTGCTGTTGGATGGACGATAAAACCACCAAGTATGGATTATAGTTCTAGAGAGGAAGAGTTGTATGTTCTATTGATAGAACAGAAATCAAATACAGAAAGGATACAATCATTACTGAAGGCTGGTACGAAGATAGTGGATGAGGAAGAGGAAGGTGATGATTGATGGGTGTATTCGGTACGAGTAATGGTCAGATAGTAAACCAAATTAACGACAGTCAGAATGCACAGTTCAAGGCTGTGAACAATCTTCTGACTCTACAAGAGAACCATGTAGAGGAATTTTTCGAGTATCACGGTGTTCAATTCCTAACTGCTTTTGAGCAACTAATCGAGGATGTTGTAGAGAGAGTGGTATCTCAGCAATTGAAGAATCTAAAATTCAATACAGCATCAACAGGAGAGATAGTCCTACATTCAGATAGCGAGGCAGCATACAACAACGTCAGTGATGCAACATTGCAACTAGACATACAGAATCTATTGGCTGCTGCTGTGAACACCGAGGTCATACTACAGAGAAGAATGGCAAAGCAGCAGTATCTAGAGTCCAAGGGATTCTCTGCTGGTGCTGCTGCTCCAATGCAACCACCGATGGGACAACCTGCAATGGGACAACCGGGCATGGCCCCATCCAACATACAGGGTAATGCTGCCTTTGGTGGTGTGAATAATCAAATAGCGATGCAACAACAGGCATTCAATCCTATGAATCAATCAGGATATCCAATACCGCCAGCAGGTTATGACCAAATGAATAACCCGTATTGGATTGACCCTGCTACTGGTCAACCTACCTATACTCCACCACAAAGCGGTTTGGGACTAGGTAGTGCTTTGGTACACGGAGCCTCAAAAGCAGCAGCATGGGCAAAATGGCTGGCGTGAGGTGAATGAATGACAAGCCGTGACCTGTCTATTGATGGTCAACAATTCGGCTTAGATTTCAATCCAAGATTCAGAAAGGAATTCAATACATTCGACATTGATTCACTCTTCAAGAATGAAACCACCCGGCCAATAGCCGCCGGTTTTCTCAGAGAGGTAGAGGGAATACAACCGAAGGTCCAGTCAGATTTTAGGAAGATGGTTGACTCGGATAACATAAAGACATTGAGTGATAAGAAAGAGGATGATAAGCCTTCAGATAGAGAATTATATGGTAAATATCTGAAGATGATATCTAAAAAAATACTAGAGTCAAAACTGTCTGACCTGCTAGATTCATTCAATGATGCTGAAGTCAGAAAAAGAGTGTTCAAGACATTTCCAAAAGAGGGGATACTGCAAAACAGGTCATTGGAAAAATATCTCGTAGAGAATGATACTTTGGTGCAGGATATAGATGCCAAGACTCTCAGTGATGTATCCGCTACCAAGGAACAACAACTATCTCTCACTCAGGATGGGACTAGGCTCACAAGACTACTTCTCAAACCTAACACACAAAACATAACAAAACCTTCAGCACTGATAGATATGAGTATGATAAACGAGTCTAAGTTTCTTAGTGTTAGAGGTGAAAAAGACATTACCATAACATTCGATAGCCTACAATACATGAAGGAACTATTTGAGAAATATGACTATGATGAGCCTTTTGAATTTCAAGAGGATACTGAAAAAATAAAGGGTACATTAGGTAGGTTTCCATCAGATGACGAGAATCTAGAGGGACTATCATTTCCATCAAATAGAATCATATTGACTTCCACACCCAAAGATAAAATGATGAAGAACTCATACATTGACGGTGATGGGCTAGATGAAAAAACCACCATAACTGCGGGTATCAAGAGGCAGCCAAGAGATGATAAAAAAGACATACCAGCATACAATTACATTGCCATAAGCCCTAGTTTTGATGAGAGTGTTGCATCGAAGAAGGAAAGGGAATTCACGATAACATACGTTCATCGCAATGAAAACTCCATAGTCAAAGTATCCGATAACAGTGAATCTGAGGATTTGAAGAAGGGCGATTCAGAGGAACTACTCATGTTCGCGCAAGCATACAAACCTGAAGATGGAGTCTCGCCAACCTTTGACTTATACATCAACGATGGAAGTGCCAGTTTTGATTCACCGGTTGTTCAAGACTTGACATTTGATGAATTCAAGAAAACTGTGCCGGATAAAGACTGGGTAAAGAGATATGAATACACAGGAAAGAATAACCCGATTGATAGAATAATAGCATCTTCATTGACTCCGCGAGTAAAGAGAATGAGTAAAGCAGGAATAGTATATGATGTGTATCTACCACTAGGTCTTGTGGAAATAGTAGTCAAATCTAATGTTGATGGTGTAATAAAAGATGAGAAAAAAGGAGAGGACCGTAAAAATCTAGCAGTCAGTATGCTAGACGCAACCTCACAGGACGTTATAGATAACAAATTAAAAGAGATGATTAACGAGTATGCAAAGTACGCTGATGTCATCATAGCCTTCGATGAGACAAAGAGGAACATGGAGGGGCCTGATGAATTTGTAGAGAGAGTTCTAGGTGAGGGAGGAAAAGACGTACCCCTACAAGCAAAGGAGGTCACTGGTTCTCCGCTATTCCCTGATTCTCAAGGAGAAGGCACGACTTACGTTGAACCCAAACGTTCCCTTACTGAAAAATATGTAGACTTGGAGGAAATGGCTAGTGGTAGCAGCAAGGGACTACTGACAAGCAGAGACTTCTATCTAGTAATGCTGAAGTTGGCTAAAGACAAGGTAGATGCTAAAACCTTGATGAATAATAGAACCATAGACAGTGATGCCACTAAACTATTGATTGGTCTTATTCCCGAAGAAGAAAAATACATCTTGGTAGACAAGCCCGGAGGCAGTGAGGGCGAAAAGGTGAAAGTGCGGGATACTAGGGAATCCTCGTTTGCTAAACCGGAGGAAGTACCAGCATACTTCGACAAGGGAACTGGTAAGATACCCATCCTGAAACTCAAGAGTGCAAGAGCAAAATACAAGAAACAGTTGCTTCTAACTGGTCCTGCTGGTCTTCCCGGTGTTGGTGGGAGAACCGAGATAAAAGGCAATGTTAACACAGCAAAGAGGGTGTTGAGGGGAATAAAGTCATACAACAAGAAGATAGACAGAGTAGCGGGGGGATAGTTAATGGGTTCGACAGTTTCAACACCAAGCGATTTCACGAACATAAACGTCAACTACGCTCAAGGCAATGGATACTACACTACACATACGGATGTATCAAACCTATTGCAGATATCTGCTTTCAGTGATTCAACGACACCAAACAGGGCTGAAGTCGGTAAACTCATACGAAGGGTAGAGGCGAAGATTGACGACGCTGTTGGATATGCATTTCGTCCCATCATATACAGAGACGAGTTTCATAGCACTGATTTCGTAATGAGAGGCGCATATCCAATTCAACAGTACAAAGACTACATCGGATTCATACAACTAGAGAGGCCGAAAGTCCTGAAGATAGTAAGACTAGAGGTATGGCAGGGGGATGACTACAAGGACATAGCATCTGCAACGGCTTCCTATATCGCTCCTACATCGGGGTCAGGATACACATTGACATTAGTAGTGGGAGGATTCAGTTTCGTACTGACTGAGGGCGTACATTTCTTTTCTGACTTCGGACAGAAGACAACAGCCAAGCAGATAGTATCAGCAATCAACGAGGTGTTTCCACAAGACACTGCGCAGTTTACAGGAGAGACTGCGGCCAAGAGCGTCACTGCTACCAGTGGTTCTCTAACTAGGGGAGTATCGGACTTCTTCTATGC